CCGAGTGTGGTTAGGACGCATTGGAGGAAGCAGTTCAGGCAAATGTCTTTTTCGAAGGCTAAGATGTATCGGAATCAGATCGTCCGCACCGCGGACGGTAAGAAGGTGTGGGCCGCAATGGAGCGCGCCCAGATCACGGAGAAACTGACGGAAGTTGAGATGAAGGCCGTCACGGGTGCATGCCAGCAACTCGAGGACATTGAGCTGAAGTACAACAACCGCCTTGGTAAGTACGCATGCCATCCAATTGAAGACGGACCAGGTGAGAAGGGGCGGGGTGAGGTTGACGTCACAGCGCGCTATCAGAACGACCGCGCTGGCTTGTACGAGTCGATCAACCTCGCATTGCGCGGCCACCGTGAGTGGAATGCGTCTGTTTGGAATATCCCAAGCAGCACCAAGCCCAACAAACAGCTTGAAGCGCATTTGGCTGAGTTTGAAAGCGTTGTGGACGGTGCGCTTGATGCCGCAAATGCCCTTTACTCCGCCTACATTCAGACCGCACCGGAGATGACCGGCACCGCGCTTTTGGACTATCGGCGGGACACAACGGAGCAGTTGGCGTCATTTGAGCGCAAAGTGGCTAATGCCAGCAGCTCGGTCCTTGCGGTGTTCCCGCAAGCCTCAGCGCGGGTCCACGCACTTTCAAAACCGTTTGTTGCCATAATGAAAGGCCACAAGGAAGCTTACGCCAACCAAACAGCGGACGTTGCTACGATTGCGGAATCGTGGGAAGATCTGTGCATTGATGACTCCCCAAACTACACGGCCCCTGATATGACTCAGGCCGAGGTGCGCGATCGCTTGCTTGGCAACACAAAATTCACGGACGCGTTTGACCACAGCGTCGAGGTGGCCCAAGACGCCGGCCACCCAGCCATGCGCGGCACGCGTGTGGCCGCGTCGACGGTCCTTTATTTGAATGCCGCCAGGCGATGTCGACGGACTATGGAAGTGAACGGCCGAGCAATGGCGTGCGTGGTTGATGTTGGTGCTGGGTCTTTCGGCCCGGACCGGCTGATGACCCTTAAACGCGACACCCGCAATGCCAACGTGTTCGTGCATGCCATGATACCCATTGTGGATGCTGCAGATCGCGACCGGTTCGCACGGTTTCAGGCTTCTCCCGACTTTATATCGTGGAATGCCGTGCATGTGACTGGGCGTGTCAACGTTCATCGACTCAACTGGTGCAACCATCGGTTGCGCGACTGCACTTGTTTGGATTTGTATTCGCATGTCGAGCCCGTTGCTGTTCACAGTAGTTACTACCTTTCACAAGCAGACTACGACCGATTGTTCAAGAAAGCGGCCACCCTCGAAGCAGTGGAGCACATACCTCAGGTGGGGATCTCTGTCCCTACTGAAGACCCCGAGTACGTTTGGGAGAACGCGGAAAATGATGGCGTGTGCAAACAAGGATTTTTCAGCAAGCTGTGCAACACCGTTCGCAGATCGATCACTGGGGCCGCCCAAGTGCGCATGCAGCCATTGAAGACGAATTCGACGACGTACACTCATCCTGACAACGGGGAAACGTTGCGCCGAGGGGGTTTCCACCCCAACCGATGGGCAGCTGCAGTCGACCGCGCGCTTGAAAGCAACGGTACGCTCGGGGCGTTCGCTGCTGGTGTCTGCGCGGCTGGCGCCATCGGTGGCGTACTTGGCTCCATTGGGCAGCCCACGGCCCGCGTAGTCGGAGCTGCTCTGATGGGTGCGGGGAACAGCCTTGCGATGACGACTTTGGCGGCGTCGTTTGTGAAGTGGGACGCTCTACAACCTATACCGTGGTTACCAGGTGAATACTCAATTGAGAAGCGCGTTGCGGGCAGTTTTGCCTTGCCGACAGGTGAGCAGGTGTGTCACATCGTACGCTACACCAGGGTTGAACGTGCAACACCGCTGGAACCACAGGTCACGCATTGTGACGCTCCGGCGACCGATCAGGTCGGCCGGGTGGCGGCAGCTATGGTTACGGGCGACGCTGAAGGGAAGACAGCGCGCATGATGGCTGCCGTGCTTTTGCGTGAGAAAGTCCCGGCACGTGTCGTACGTGCCACTATCGATCGCGCCCGCCAAGTCCGTGATTTTTTATTACCAGCCCCTCCTGCAAAGCAGCGCCCACCGTGGTTGATCAAGGGCGCTTTGGCAGTTGCTTGCCAGCCGTTTGTCTCGGGGGTTTCGAAGGCTGCGGCCTCAGCGATGGCTGTGAGCTTGTGTCCACCCGCGTTATATGCGCCCGCAACGATCACTTTCTACATGTGGACTACAAGCCCGGTGACCGTGCTCTATTTGCTGTTTGCTGCGCCGATGCACCTGTTCGGTCTGTGGTTGGTCTTGTACCTCACGGACCGTATGGGTTCGGTGTGAGCTTCGGTACGCCGACCGTGCTCGCTCAGTGCGAGCACAACGCGCTGAATGCGCTGTACAAACGCCATCTTTCCGCCCCACCCAATCCTTGCACCCGCCCCTTCCACTCGTGTTTCCTCGACTACATTCAAACTAAACTTGTCCCTCAGTTTCATCTTGTCCGGCAAGTCTGTGAAGGCGCATGGAAGAAGAAGAAGACCCAATCTAAGCTTGACTCGATCGACCGGTCCGTCGTCTATGACCGGTTCGAATTCCAAAGAGCGAAGTCCTTTGTCAAGCGTGAGATCAGTGTCAAGGTTCCGAAGAAAGCCCGTTTGATACAGGGCAATTTCAACGAAACGACGGCCTACCACGATCCTGATACTTTCAAGGCCATCTCCCATCTTTTTGAAGACGTGCGCTTCGAAGCTGAAGGCGTTTCGTTTGCATTACGGTACACGTCTGGGTGTACTAACGCCGACATCAGCCGACTGTTCTCCGATGAGGTTGCGATGCCTACGGAGAAACTGTATGATGAGCGCGATGGCACCAACTGGGACTCAACTATGCAGGAGCCCCACATGCGGTTTGAAGCCTCTGTCTATTCGTTATTTGATGCGGTCATCGGTCAGCGGCATTTGCAGCGAT